CCTGTACGAAGACCTCGGCGTACCGAAAGACGCCCCGCGCGAGTCGATCAAGAAAGCGTATCGCAAGAAGGCGCAGAAGTTGCACCCTGATCGACCAAATGGTGACGCGGAGAAGTTCCACGCGATTACCCGCGCCTACAACGTGCTGTATGACGACGGCCGGCGCGCGCACTACGATGCCACCGGCGAGGATGGCCAGAAGGATGCGCAGGGCGAGTTGATCCGCCGCTTGGCCGCGCTGTTCATGCACCTGATCGAACAGAACGATGTTGATCACGCAGACATCGTGACGCTCATGCGCCAGCAGATTTTGAACGGCAAGGAAATGCAGAAGCAGGCTATCGCCGGCGCCGAGCAAAAGAACGCGAAGTACGAACGCGCGAAAAAGCGCATCAAGCGGAAAGACGGCGGCGAGAATCTTTTCGTTCAGATGATCGACGGCCAGATTGCGATCGGCCGGCGTGGAATTGAAATGGGCAAAGCGGAGATGGTTACCATGGACGAGATGCTGAAAATGATCGGTGAATACCAGTACTCGGCGGACGGCCAAAGCACTCAGGCGACGATGGCTGGGCTGATGCAGATGGCTGGTATGCAACAGATGAAATGGGGTTGATTATGGAAGCCGCTCCGAAATCCTGCCCGCTGTGCGAGCAACTGACCGACACGGTTCTCTCGCGCCAGCTTCGCCGCGGCACCGGTATCGTCTACCACTGCGAGCCGTGCGACCTCGGGTTTCTGGTGGCCGACGAGTTTGACGCGCACGCTCGGTACGACGCCGATTACCGGAAAAGCGTTTCGCATCGCGCGCAACCGTCGGCGACGAACCCGCAGGAAATCTTCGACACCTATAGCCGGTATCAGGACGACCGTGTGAAGTTGGTCACTCAATACAAGAGTTCGAAGTCTGACGTTCTGGAAATCGGCGCATCGGCCGGACAGTTCCTTCACCGACTCGAAAATTATCAGCGCCGCTGCGCAATAGAACTCGACCGAGATTGCTGCCGCTTCATGCGGGACACACTTGGAATCGAAGCCTCGGCCGACGTGCTGCGCGAGTCCCGATTCTGGGGGCAGGCGTTCGACCTGGTGTGCGCGTTTCAGGTAATCGAGCACACGAGCGATCCAGTCGCCTTCCTGTCCGACATTAGAACCGTGATGCGGCCCGGCGCGGTCGCGTTTATCGAAGCGCCGAACCTGAACGATCACCTGCTATCGGTGTGGGACATTCCGGAGTACCGCGACTTCTACTACCACTCCGACCACCGCTTTTATTTCACCGCCAAGTCGCTCGAAGCAGTCGCGCGCAAGGCTGGGTTCGAGAATGTCGAAATACAATTCACGCAGGACTATTCCTTAATTAACACCTTGAATTGGATTTCAAATAAATCCCCCCAGCCGACCTGCCACCCAGGCCTCGCGCCGGTCATGTCGATCAAGAAAGACGACGTGCTGACCGCGTGGCTGGCCGACGCTTTGATGCGGATTAACGACATGTACACCGGCGCCCTCGTTCAGCGGGGCGCCACGAGCAATCTGATGATGCGGTTGACCTTGCCGTAAAGTCGGAATACTCTACGCGGCATAGCTATCCCGAAATTCAAGGAAAATCATGGCTGTGGTGCGCACGTATGAATGCGGGGAATGCGGTTCCAGATTTGACAAACTTCACTTCGACCGCGCAGATCCAGCCCCGCCTTGCCCCGGCTGCGCGGCATTGTCCGCCAAGCAGACTCAAGTCCCCGGCGGTTTCGCCATCAAAAGCGACAAGTCGCGCGCCGTGGACATCACGCAGAAAATATGCGAAGAAGATTACGGCATGTCGGACATGAATGACCGCCAGCGCGAAGGCGACCTCGCATTCAAAACGCCTTCCCACCTGACCAAGCATGTCGACGGCTTTTTCAATCAAGGCGGTCCACTGCTTGCGCAGGCCAAAGCCGGCGCCGCGGCGGCGAAAGCCGAGGGCAGCAATCCGTTCTCACTCGTTCAGAAAGTGGCAAAAGAGCGCGGGACGGCGGCGCCGATCTGCAACGTAGTCGCCCGAGCGTAAACAGGGACGTCAATGCGCGTCCCTAAATCCGAAAAGCGCCTGATCGAGTTCGCCCGCGACCTGATCGCGGAATGCACTTATTCGCAAGACACGCGGGCGGCGGAAGCTGCGTCAAACCTCGCCTACTACGAGATGGGTTCCGACAGCGGCACACCATCTCTCTACAACCGCACCGGCATCCACATCGACCGCACGGCCGCCTACCTTTACGCGCCGGGCGAGGTCCGCTACTCGATCGGGTTTGACGCGACAGACGGCGAGCCGTGGCTGGCCCGAGCGCTGGTCGCATCGAAATACCTGTCGCGCGAGTACCGCCGCGCCGACGCCGATGTGTGTTTTTCGCAGGGCGTCGATACTTCGCTGATCAAAGGTTGTGCGATCATCAAGCACAACTGGACCGACGAGGATGCGATCCACGAAGGGTTCGACCCCAACCTCGTGAATCCCGAATTTTTCGGCGTCGAGCGGGAAGACCTTGCCCGCCTTGAAGACCAGCAGGCGATGGTCCACACGACGTATCTGTCCAAGCACCAACTTGCCCAGATGATCAGGGGCCGCCTCGACGAATCCGAAATCAGGGTTGCGCTCAAAAAACTCCGCGGCGACTCCGACAGCGGGCAAAAACAAAACTGGTTGCACCAGATCGTTCTGGGTGGCACCAATCCGATCACGCAAGGAACCGCTTCCGGTGCTCGAGCGCAGGTTTCTGTATCTGCCTCCAGCAGAACCGAGTTCAGCCCCGAGATGATGGCCGACCTGCTGCGCATGGACGAACTGTGGGTCGTCGACGACGAACGCGGGGACTACACCACCATTCAGTTGATCGAGGGCATGGTCCCGCTGGAAGGTAGGTATCGCCACCGCAATCTCACCGGCGTCAAAGGGCTACTGCCATTCACGAAAATATGCGTCGATCCAGTGTCCGGTTATTTCTGGGGCCGATCCGAAGTCGGCCGCGTGAAGCAGTTGCAGGACTTGTTGAGCGAGCGCATGCGCGACATCCGCCGCCTGATGAAACTGCAGATCAAGAACCCGAAGGCGTTCATCGGATTTTCAGGACTGACGAGTCAGAAAATGCGCGCAGCATTAGCGCCTGGCGGGTTCATCCAAGAGCAATCGCCCGGCGCCAAGATCGAAAACCTCGGGCCTACGATCCCCGAGCATTTGTTCAACGAAGTGACCACCCTTGCCGAAATGTTCGACGAGATCGGCGGCTTCAAGCCCATCACGTCAGGCCAAGGAGAGAGCGGCGTTCGTGCTGCGTCCCACGCGAAGACCTTGATGCGCACGGCCAGTCCGAAGTTGCGCGAGCGCGCGCTGCGTGTTGAACGTGACGCGGAATCTTCCGCCGACACCACGTTCCAGTTGATGCAGGCGAAAGAAGCTCGCGTCTTCATGAGCGCGGAGAAAGAACAGTTTTTCCTGAAGCAGATGCCGGAAGATTTTTACATCGAGGTCGACAGCCATTCGTCGAGCCCGGCGTTCATTGATGACGCGAGAGAGATTGCTGTGACGTTGAAGAAGCTGGGTTGCATCGATGAGGCCGATACGATCCGCATGGTCCACCCGCCTGGTGAAGACCAGTTGATCGCCGGCGTGACGAAGCGCGCTGCCGCAAAACAAAAAATGATTCAGGAGCACCCCGAGATTCTGGCGCCGGGGAAAAAGAAAGCGTGAACAAGAAGGCGCGCGCGTAATCCCCCTCCATTGCGACGCGACGCATTGAGCCCACTTTACTGCTGGGCTTTTTTTTCGTTCCGAATATAGTTGATGAGTGCGTGACGCACTATTTCCGAGAGTGAAAGACCCGTCGTTTCCGCTATGGACTTGATCGCGGAAATTATTTGCGGTGGCAGAAAAAAATTACATCGCTTCACGGCGCAAATCATAGCAACAATATATGCCCGCTGTATATCGTTACGATATACCATAACTAAATCAATAGCTTACAGTTGCTTTTTTATTTGAACAGGAATAATCTACGCCTTGAAACGAAACGGGTATTGCTGATCCCGACAAAATTGGCACCTTAACTGGAGAAAAAAAATGGCCAAGCGCGCCCGCAAGAGCAAGCGTTCCACCCGTAAGCACAAGCGTTAATTTTATGCCGGGCGTACCACAACCCGGCATGATGACGCCAACCCCGGCGGCCACGCCAAGCGCTAACTTAGGCGCAAACGCACACGCTGCCGGCCAAGTTAAGAATGCGTTGATCATGCTTGAAAAAGCGCTCCCCGAGCTGGCATTGGATTCTCCATTGCATGCCGCGGTGAGAACTTCGATCAACGCGCTGGCGAAACACCTGCCGGCCGCCGGCGGGCAAGATGCCGGTCTGCAGCAGTCGATGCTTCGTGATCTCGCCCTACGTCAGCAACAAACATCGCCGCTCGTCGCCGCAATGCAGGCGCGCGGCGGAGCCCCCGGAGGCGCACCGCCTCCCGGCGCACAACCTTCCGGCGCAGCGCCGGGTTAAACAGGAGAACAACCATGGCAAATTTCAAATCGTCCCCGACGGGCAATAACGATTGGCCTTCAACGCTGGACAACAAACTCATCGAGAAAGACGCGATGATCATCAAGGTTCCGATGGATGAAGTCGAGTGGGGCTCGCGCAAGAGCCAGATGGCACGCGTCCGCGGCATGGACGGCTTCAAGGAAAACTCGATGGCCATCAAGCACGTTGATGGGAAAAAAGGAGTCTAGGTCATGGCCGAAATCTCCGATGCGGAATACGCTGAACTCCAGCAGGCCCACAAACTCCTGAAGGAAATGTATGCCGACAACGCCGTCGGTATCGACTTCAAAAAGCTGGTCAAACGGAAATTTCCCGCCGCGTCGATTCCGGATCTCGATGCCGTCGTCAAGGTCGACGAACTCAGTGGTGCCATGGGCAAGAATTTCGAGGCCCTTAGCAAGTCGCTGGGCGACAAAATCGACGGCTTCCTGAAAGATCGCACCAAGGAAAAAGAAGATCAGGACGTCGCGTTGTTCGCAGCCCGGATCGAGAAAGTTTCCAAGGAACGTGGTTACACCGAAGACGGCACGAAGGCGCTCCTGGGCATGATGAAGGATCGCGGCATCGGTGACGTTGACGATGCGGTTGTGATTTTCGAATCGCGCCAGCCGAAGGCTCCCTTGAAGCCCCGCCAGTTCTCGAGCCGCATGAATTTTTTATCGCCGGAAGGCGAAGGCGACGAGAGTTTCAAAGAGTTGATGCGTGACCCCGAGCAGTGGATGGTCGATCAGTTGATGTCCGCCGTGCCCGCAACCGAAGAATAATCGGCAAAAAATCAGGATCAAAGGAGAATAAAAAATGCCAATCACAAACGTCGGGATGGTTCCCGGTGGTGCAGTCGGATCAGAACTGGTTGCAGCCACCCGTAGGGCTGTCGTCCCGGCCCTTTTCGTCCAGATTTACAAAGCGACCCCGCTGCTGAACCTGCTGTTCGGCACCGCCCAGAAAGCCAAGGGCGGCATGTCGCAAGTCACTGTGCCTGTTCAGGGTTCGAGCTTCGTCAACTTCGCGTGGACGGACTACTCGGGCGGATTCCCGCAACCCGCAATTCAGCCGGGCATGCAGAACGCCGAGTTCAACTTGTGCGTTGGCGTGGTGCCGATCTCGTTCGTCGGCATGGAAGCGCTGATCCAGTCGTCCGAGGCGATTGTTCCTCTGATGAAGGCGCGGATGGCGGACGCCAAGACCGTCGCCGTGCAGGCGATTTCGACCGCACTGTTCACCAATAACTCGCTTCTGCCGAACGCGAGCCAGGTCATCAACGGCTTGCCGCAAGCGTATGACGATTCAACCAACGTCAACGTCTACGGCGGCATCACCAGAACGGCCAGCACATTCTGGAAGTCAACGCTGATCCAGAGCGCCGGCGCCGTCCTGACCCGCTCCGCGCAGCTCGCCTACCTCGTGCAGTGTACCGCGCTGAATGGTGGTGAGGCCCCGGACTTCGTGGTGCAGAGCCCGTCCGACTGGACTGCGCTGATGCAGGACTTCCTCGCTGGCGAGTCGTTCCAGAAACGTCCGGGTAGTCAATTCGGCAAGGAAGAAGCGGCCAACGCCGGCTTCCGCGGCCTGATGCTCGGCGACACGCCGTATTTCATGGACCCGTTCTGCCCGAAAGGCACACAGTTCATTATCAACACCAAGTACTTCGCGGCCTACGTGTCGGAAGACGCGCCGTTCGCGTTCAGCGGCTTCTTCTCGTCAATCCCGAACCTGCAGATCGCCAACGTCGGCGTCGTGATCATCGCGATGCAGACGGTGTGCGCGAAGCCAATCAGCGGAATGCAAGTCACCGGGATGACCGGCGGCGCATTTTAACCGATTGATTTAATTGGATTTTTATCACATATGGCTCTGGCAATCAAAATCATGTCCTCGTCTGTTCCGGTATTCTTGAAGGCGTTGATCGCCCACAAGACGAACCGACAGTTGTCGGGTACGTACCCGAGTTCTGGCTTGATGCGATCAATGCTCGGTCCCCAAACTTTGGGCCCGCTCCCGCGCTGCCCGATTCTGAATTCGAGTCCAGTGACTTCGCAGTTTCCGGTCCATCGCGCGCGCGCCCACTCTGGCGTAAGAGCGAAGGCTACCTTTTTGATTTCCGCTCTGGCCTCGGCTCTTCTGAGTAACGGTTTCCAAGGGATGTCTAGCCGTGTTTGCTGATCTCGAATTTTTCTCATGCGATTGCTCTCCTGTTGGCGCGCGCCAGTCCATCGCGCTCGGTCGATTGCTTGATACTTTTCTGGATTCGCTGCGTAATCTTGCCGGCGTTGTTCAAGCAATCGCGGGCGGTTTTCAGCGTGGTATTTCTTCATGCGCGCGATTCGCTGCGGCCGTTTTCGTGTGTGTTCTTTTCGCCATTCTGCTCTTACTTTTTCAGGGTCTTTTTCATGCCGATCTCTGCGCCAGGCGCGAAGTCGACAGGATTTGGAGCAGAATATCTGTGGCTTACCGCGCTTTGTTGGGCACTCAAAATGAGTGCTACATTCGGGGCAGGTTTGGGGTGTTGTTTTATCGGCCATCCGAGGATTATACGCTCGTCGCCTCCGGTAATGCTGAAACGATAAGTAAAAAAGGAGAAATAACATGATGATCGGCGGAGCAGGTATCGGCCTCGGGTTGAGGGGCAAACAAAGCAATGCAATCACGCTTCCTGCTGGGGAGACGTATCTCCTACCGGCGGGGCGGTATCAAGTCACGCTCGGGCCTTACACGCTCTTGCAATTCCTCGACCCGGTTACCGGAATCTGGCGCACCCTGTTGGGACCGGGCTCGGTGGGTATCTGTGAAGCCGACGGATCGAACCAACGCCTGGCGAACCTGACCGGTTGTCCTGTTGCCGCAATCGTCACGACCACCACCAGCACGGGGGCGGTCACCGGAATCGGCACCACGGCGACGACATTGGTGGTCACTCCGTCTTCGGGTTCTTCGGTCTGGAGCCCGATCATCGGCGGCGCGATCTCGACGACCTGTTTGACCGGCGTGACCGGCTCGACCGTCGGTGCGGGCTACCTCTTCCCGCCGACCGCGATCATCAGCGCACCGCCGCCTGGTGGTCTGCAGGCGACTTGCCACATTACCGGTATCCCGACCACCGGTGCGCTGCTTGCGGCACAAGTCATCATCGATAACCAGGGCGCAGGCTATCCGGTGAAAAGCACCGGCGTCGCGAACGCGACTTTGACGCTGATCAATGACCCGCGCGATACCACTGGGAGCGGCGCGACCGTCATCCTCGCCGCGACCGGAACGGGCGCTTTGACCGGCCTCTACCCGATCAATCAGGGCGTGCCGCTGACTGGGGTTCTGACCCTTGCTTTCGGCACCGGCATCGCGGCGGCTACCGTCGTCATGAACCTGACGGTGACCACGTTCGTTACCGGTTATACGGGTGTCGTCTTTTCAACCGGCGGCACGCTGGGACTCGTGTCGGTCGGAAACATGGTCAATCCGATCACCGCTGTTCCGGTCTACACGAACCCGATTCACGAGACCCAAGCGACGTTCCCGCGGCCGGCACGCATCAGCATTACGGCGGGGAGCACCATCACCACGAGCGGCGCGGTTGTCGAGGATGGCGGTTTCGGGATTCAACTGGTTCCGGCGCTCACCCCGGTCGGTCTGCTGGCCTCAATGACGTCGTTCGTCACTGGCGTCGTGGCCACCGTCGCGACCGTCGGTGGAGTCAAGGACACGAGCTGGGTGCAGCCGATCTAACCCCATGAGGCCCTATGGACATGCCTCATGGATACATCGATACGGTGACTGATTATGGGCGCGTGATTCCACTGACCGTGGAGTCATGCACCATAATCCCCGCAGAGCAACTCGCCAAGAACATCGCGGTAAATATCGAGA